TTGTCAGCGGTCAGCCAGAGTTCATATCACTCAAAAGATAATATGACTCATAAGCTTCTGCTAGGCGATTGCTTAGATAAACTAAAAGACCTACCTGAAAACAGCGTAGATTCTATTGTTACCGACCCGCCTTATGAGCTTGGGTTTATGGGCAAATCATGGGATAAAACAGGGATAGCAAACAATGTCGAGATGTGGAAAGAGTGTCTAAGAGTATTGAAACCAGGAGGACATTTACTAGCTTTTTCAGGAACTCGTACCTATCACAGAATGGCTAGTGCTATCGAAGATGCAGGGTTTGAGGTAAGAGATATGATTGAGTGGGTTTACGGGTCAGGATTTCCAAAAAGTTTGAATATAGGCAAGGCAGTAGATAAAAGAGGAGGAACAACAGCAGACCAATCAAAAGAGTTTGCGGTATATATAAAATCAAAAAGAAGAGAACAAAACATAACACTTTCAAGAGCAGACGAAGTAGTTTGTGGAGGAACTACTAATTATTCTTGGTTTGAGGGAAGACCAGCGGGGCAAAGACTGCCAAGAAAAGTAGATTATCTAAAAATGAAAGAACTCTTAAAACTTGATGATAGATATGATAGTTTTATGGAGGAAACAGAACGAGAGTTTTTAGGTCATTACAAAACTGATATGGGTGGTCTTGGAGGAGAAAGACTTGGAGAAGTTGGCGGAAAAATAACCAAAGGCACTTCTGAATGGGAAGGCTGGGGAACAGCTCTAAAACCAGCACACGAACCTATCTGTATGGCACGAAAACCATTAGCAGAAAAAACAGTAGCAGAAAATGTACTTAAATACGGAACAGGTGGAATAAATATAGATGAGAGTAGGGTGGATTTTATAGATGCAAAAGATAAAGATGGTTGGAAATATGGTGCTGCAGGTAAAGAAAATAAATCAATAGATAGTTGGAAAAATACAAGTAAAGTTATCATTCAAAATGATGTATCTGGTCGATTCCCCGCCAACCTCATCCACGACAACAGCGAAGAAGTAAGAGAGTGTTTTCCTGAACAAAAATCTGGCGCAAAGAAAGCAAACCAAGAAAATTATAATCATGAAGACAAAGAGTTTGTGTCTACATTGGGAGCAAGTATAAATGAATACCAAGCAAACTCAGGCAACGCCTCTCGTTTCTTCAAATCAATAATCTACACAAGCAAAGCATCAAAAAAGGACAGAGGTGAGGGTAATAGTCATCCAACAGTAAAGCCTGTCAAACTAATGGAATATCTAATCAAAATGGTAACACCAAAGAGCGGGATAGTGCTTGATCCTTTTATGGGCTCAGGCTCAACAGGAGTGGCTTGTGTCAATCTAGGTAGAGAGTTTATAGGCATAGAAAAAGAACAACAATATTTACAAATTGCAGAGGCTAGAATAAATGACAAAGATTCAGCTACCAATCAAGAACTTTTCAAAGCAGCAGACTATCTTTGACTGCACTACAAACTACGTCATAGTGCCAAAAGGCAGACGATTTGGACTGACAGTAGGAGCTGCCAACAACTACATAAGGAAAGCCCTTGAAAAGAAGTTCCAAAAGGGCCTGTGGGGAGATGTTATGAACTCAAACATCGAAAAATACATTGAGCGATTATTTATTCCAAAGCTAAAACTACTGCCTCAGAAGCTGTGGAAGTGGCAGAAAGACCCACATGTTCTATACATAAGGGATAGCTACATAGACTTTAGATCTGCAGAGCGTCCTGAGTCATGGGAAGGCTTTGGATATGACTATGCCTTCTTAAATGAGGCAGGTATCATTCTTAAAGACCCATATCTTTGGGAAAACGCTATAAAACCAATGTTTTGGGATGCTAATTGCCATGTGATTGTGGGTGGCACACCAAAAGGCAAAGGCGAGTTCAGCAAGCTCTACGAGAGGGGTTTAGACAAAGACCAGCCAAACTATACATCAATGAAGTTTAGCTCATTTGACAACCCTTACGTCAACCATGCCCGTATTATGGAAGATATGAAAGATATGCCAGAAAGGGTTGTAAAGCAAGAGATATACGCAGACTTTCTTGATGATACTGGAGTAGTATTCAGGGGTGTTAGGAATATAGCGATACTTCAGCCTAGGGACCCAGAGAACGGACATTTATATGTCATGGGTGTAGACCTTGCCAAGGTGCAAGACTATACTGTTATTGCAGTTTATGATAGAAAGACAAATCATCAAGTATTTCAGATGAGATTTAATAAGCTTGAGTGGCCATATGTGAAAGAGAAGATAAAAGAGGTCTCAAGGAAATACAACAATGCTCTTGTGATGCTAGATGCAACAGGCTTGGGCGATCCAATAGCTGACGACCTGCTTCGTGCTGGAGTGCCCCTTGAGCCTTTCAAATTAACCAATGAAAGTAAAAAACAAATTATTGAAAAACTATCAAACTGGATAGAACTTTCCAATCTGAAAATGCTACAATTAGAAGAGACGATAAACGAGATGTCAAGCTTTACATACGATGTGTCAGCAAGTGGAAGAGTGATGTATGAAGCACCAGTTGGATTTCATGACGATATAGTTATCGCACATGCTCTGGCTGTGTGGAGTTTACAACCAGTCATAAAAGTACAAGACGATTCTCATTTATCAATTATCGCAAAAGATGTCAAAGCCAAAATACAAGGAGCGATGGGAGACGACCAAGACTTCCTCGACTTCGAAGCAGTCTGATCTACAGGAGAATAAACCCTCACTGAGTCATGATGAGCTACTTAAGGGGTTATATTTTATATTTGACCTATTTTCAAGATCAAATACACCTTTTTTCCTACTTGGTGATACAGCAAAGGCTGTCATAGAGAATAAGTCACTCAGTGGAGATAAGGTAGAGGTGGGAGTTAGAAAGGTTGAATATCAAGATAGACCCTTTGGGATAATGCAAGCTTTTCATCAGGCGGAGAGCTTCACGGATAATGAGATCCTATACAAGATTGATAATATCCCTGTAGTTGTAAAGGTTATTGATAGCCTAGACCCAATGTTTATGGCTACAAATACAGTGATGTATCAGCACGAGTTTTTCAATGTCCCAAATCCATTTAAGGAGTATTGGGAGAAACGTCATTTATTTTAAACAATATGTCACACTTAAAAGACGCAATAGGTGAGCTAAACGCCTATACAGCATCACTTCGTATCGCACACTGGAAAGCCAATACAGTAACCAATGAACACAAAGCATTAGGTGATCTTTATGACTCAATATCAGACCTCGTAGACTCTTTTGCTGAAACTTATATGGGGCATTATGGAAGTGAGAAAATAATCATTCCAGCAAAGCCTATCATTGATGTGTCTGGCTCACCTGTAAGACGAGGTTGTGAGATAGTTGACTATATAAGGAGCGAACTTAAGATGGGTGAAGAGGATGATCTTCTAAACATCGTAGCTGATATGCAAGGCGCACTCAACAAGGCTAGATACTTACTTAAAGAACCAGTAGCAAAAGAATATAAGCCAAAAGAAGAACCATTTGATGAGGATGAAGATGAGAGTGAAGGCACGATGGATTACAAAGAAATAATGCGTAATGCAATTAGTAAAATGTAAATATGGAAATCGCCATAATCACACTTGTCATAATAAACATAATTCAGGCAGTTGATAAATATTTAACTACCCAGAAACTTCTAAAACAAGTTGAGGACGCTGTCAAGGCTTCAATGAGTAAAAACCTCAATGAATATATGGTAGCGACAAATAAAGTACAAGAAACCACACCAAAATCAGAACCAGAGGAAGTTTTGCTATCTGAAGCTGATGAGCAGACATTTGATAAGTTTATTAAAACACAATAATGGAAAACATCCAACAGTTTTTAGGAGTTAATTCTGACAATATAGGGCAAGTCATAGAACAACTTGTCAATCAAGAGGTTATCAAGCGCAGAAAGTATGAGCGCAGATGGTATGATAATCAGTTCTTTGATGATGGGTATCATTTCAGAGTTATCTCAAGAAAAACTGGTAGGGTGATTGACACAATAGGTAAGATGACAGGCTATGTTGAGAGGGCAATCCCAAG